CGGAGCCCCGGGTCGACACCAGGGCGAGGTGACTGCAGCCAAGAAGGCAGCGTTGAACGCCGCCAAGAAGCACTTCGAGAAGCAGAAAGGGTGTGGCAACGCCCCCGGTTGGATTGACGAGCAGCTGGGCACCCTAGAACGACGTAAGGACCGAGACTGGGTCCGTGAGCTCAGCATTCTCGTACGCCGGCGCAGTGGCATCATTCAATCCGGTGGCTCCGACTACTCGCTACGACGCCCTTCGAGGAGGTCCCTAGGCTTCAGCGAGTTCCTGCGCCCAGGGATGGTGGAGCAGCAGTACGAAGCTGCCATCTACATCGACACCTCAGGGTCAATGGGCGCAGAGGAGCTACAGTACGCGAAGAACGTGGTCTGCAACATCATGGAGCAGACCTCCGTCGACACCGTGTGGCTTGGACAGTGCGACACCTTAGTACATGAGGTTAAACGGGTACGCATTCGAGAGGTACCAGGAGCTACCATGCACGGCCGTGGTGGGACGGACTTCCGCCCCATCTTCACGAGCGTGAAGAGGCTGCGCCCTCGCCCCGACATGGTGGTCATCATCACCGATGGCGACGGTCCTGCACCCAAGGCGGCCCCACAAGGGTTGTGCGTCATATGGGTCATCGTGCCTACGGGCAACCGACGCCCAGCTTCCTGGGGGCACCTCATCGTGGCTTCCAACGACCACGAGATGGCAGACCCGTACTACCTGTGAGTGAAGACGCCCCCGGGCGTCTTCAACTAGCTGCAAAAAGCAGCACAAAGGAGGGATAAGAGTAGTGAAGGGAGTCACCCCTTCCACAACGACGGAGCAGACCAATGAGCACACAGACCAAGTTCGAGAAGCTGCAGCAGGGCGCCTACAACATCAAAGCAAGCCTCCGCCAGGTGGCGGTGTTCAAGGACCGAGTAAAGAGGGCTGAGGTGGCCCTTGGTAAGAAGGCCCTGCCTCGCGTGGCAGAGCCGCTCGTGGCGGTGGTGGTGGCTGCGGCTTCCGCCGCAGCGCACGTGATGGGCATCGCGGCCGAGGTGGCGGAAGCCGCCGTCGGCATCAGGGAGGAGCGGGGCCTCAGCCCGGAGGAGGCCATCGAGGCCCTCGGCGAGGTGGCCACCGCCATTGCCGAAGGCTTTGACGAGGTGCCCCCCTCCTCGCTCGAGGAGGAGGCCAAGGAGGAGGAGCTCAAGGTGGACATCGCCCACCCGAACTGCTGACCCGCAGGCCGCACTTGGGGCCCCGTCGGGGCCCCGGCGACCGTTGAACTAGCCCTCAATCTGGCAAGAGGCCAGCAAACGGAGGCTCGGTTTGCTGGTCGGTTACCTCCCTGCCCTCCCCTCGGTACGCTCGATGGCGAGCGTACCGAGGGGAGGGCAGGGAGGCCCGTGCAGCACTTACCGCATTAGCTGCACGGGCTACTCAGACCATCGGCGTAGACCGCCGCTCCGGGTAGACGTTAGGCTGAGGGCGCATGTCGACGGCCGGAGACGGGGGGCCGCCCCCACCCCCAAGGAACTGGGCCACCAGCTGCCCGAGCTCCGCAGACTGGGCGTAGATGGCGTCGAGGGCCATCTGCTTCTGCTCCGCCGGGAGCTGGGCAATCTGCTGGGCCAGGGATTGAGCTAGCTGCCTGGGGTCCACCCCCGCCGAGTCCTGCGGTAGCCGCTGGCCCATGGAGAGCTGGCTGTGCGCCTCCGAGGGCAGCGCCCCCAGGTTCTGGTCCGGAGGCAGGGTGGCCTCAGGGTGAGGGGGAGCCCCCATCGTCAACGCGTTGCCCGAAGCAGGTCCGCCAGCCGGTGTGGGAACCATCTCCCCCTGCTGTATCGCCTCCTCCGGGGTCATTCCCCCTTCCATGCCCCCCGGCTCCCCAGGCGCTGGCATCCCTTGCTCCTGCATCAGCCCCTGCTGCGCCTTGGCCTGGTACTTCATCATGATGAGCTGCTGCTCACCCTGTACCTCCGCCATCGCCAGTTGCTGCTTGCGCGTCGACTCGAGGCGCTTCGAAGTCTCCCGCACCATGATTTCATCCTCGTCCTCCTGATTCAGGTCGGAGTCCGCGAGGAGAGTGGTGTCCGAAATCTTCTGCGCCTGGTTGAACTGGAACAGCAGCTGCTTGCGCTGGATGTCGTCCGCCATCTTGAAGGGCTTGAAGCGGATGTGCGCCTCAGGCCAGTCGAGGTAGTTGGCGACCATCTTCATTATCCAGTTGGCCTGCAGCCGGTGGCGCAGCACGTAGCCGATGAACGCGTTCTCCAGCATGCGCATCGACACGTTCGTGCCCGCGTAGGACATGCCACCCTTCAGGAACTCGAGTGGGACGCCCATGCCCATGATGATGCCCTCGGAGTGCATCTGCATCTCCTGGAACATCAACAGCGTGCGCCCATCCCCACCCACAGTCTGCGTGCCCAGCGGCAGAGGCATGATGGGGATGTAGTTGTTGTCGTAGCGCCACCGAGCAATCTCCGCCGCTACCTGCTCCTTCCACTCCACGAGGTTGATTGTGGTGAAGGGGTCAGCGGACCCGCTCGCAGCCTGCGGGAACATGACCCGCAGAGGCACGATGTGCTCGAGGAGAATCGCCTCCTGGGCCTTCTTCATCAACTGCAGGTAGAACGCGTCCTTCAGCACCGGCAGGATGAGCGGGATGCCCCACCCGCGGTCCTGCCACGCCAGCGTCGGACGCCGCATGTGAAAGAAGTTGTCCTTGCTGAAGACGATGCCCTTCTGCTGCCGCAGAGCCTGAATGAAAATCTGCGGCACCTTCTCGACGACGTCCTTCTTGCCGATGACGATGTCGCTGCGTAGCGGACCCGGGATGTTGTAGAAGTAGGTGGCTTCCCCGCTGACGTCGTTGTAGGTGACCTCGATGTCCTCCACGTTCCAGCGGATGAGTCGGATTCCCGAAGCGTTCTTGTAGTAGACGTCCTTGACCTCAGCATCATCCGTGTGCCCACAGCTGGGGCAGGTCAGGCGGAAGCCGAAGTTGGTGAACGTCCACTGCTCCCGGATACGGTCAGCGCGCTCCGTGAAGCGGCAGTTCCGGCAGGTCAGGTGCTTCGCAAACGGGAAGTGGATGCTGACGCAGCAGTTGCCGTAGCAGTTGCCAGTCAGTATCCCACTCTCGATGACGAAGGTATGCGTCTCCGGCTCCACACAGCAGAAGACCTCCTCGAAGCGGTTGGATGGAACAACCTTCTTGACCTTAGCAAACTTACCATAGGTCGTCTCCTCGAAGTTATCCACGAACCGCTTGCGCTGGTCTGCCCGTATGAAGTCCTGAGGCTGAAGCGATTGCTTCTTCAGTGTCAGGTAGTTCATCGGCTCAAGCTGCTCGGTTAGTTCACTCCAGTTCTCATGCTCGCGGACGCGCCCGCCCACCATACCTAACCAGGGCAGACGGGTGGCGATAAGGAGCAAGACCTCCGGATTCTTCTGTGTAAGGACCGTATCCCCTCGAGTGTTGACAGAACCGTCCGTTGCGAGCAATCCACAAGTAAACCCGTACCAGTAGCTCGCTGAAAGGGTGTCCGCGGGCAGCTGCTTGAATACAGGGTCTAACCCATAGACTCCAAGGTACTTACCTTCGTGGTGGGGCGTAATAGTAGCGTGGTCCTTGAAGTACTCGGCGAGGGTGCGCTTCTCCGGCGTGTAAAGCAGTACGTGAGCCTGCCTGCCCTCATTTGAAACAGTCCCATCTCCGAAGATGATGCCGTGCCGCACACCCGCCCAGAAGTCGTCGTTCTGCTCCGGGCGTTTGGCGGCCACAACCCGAGGGATAGAGTGCCCTTTCAGCTCCCTAGTCTGCTTACGAAGCAGCCTCCCCTTGACGACCCACTCATGCTCAGCCGTAGCGAAAAGCACGCCATCATCGGTATGCACTTCCCAAAGCTGCTGGTAGCCGTAGGACTTGAACTCCGCCTGTCGGTAGACACCCCCCTGAGAAAGAACTTCAACTGTTTGCCCCTCGAGCAGCCGGATGGGCCGAACGCCTCCCCGGGTGACAACTCGAGTCTCCCCAGCCAAACAGTGGTAGTCAAGGCCACACTCCACCTGGAAGGGTCGGTACTGCAGGTGGTCGTGGAAGTACTCCTCCCAACGCCGCTTCACGTCACGGTTCTCGTGGTCGATGATGAGGTCCGTGATGGGGTACTCGCTCAGCTTGAAGATGGTCGCGTTGATGAGCGGGTTCGTCAGCGTGTAGTACCTGCAGTACTTGAACATCTCCTTGACGGTCGTGGGCAGGTACGTGTGCGCGACATCGAAGAACGGGTTCGGGTAGTTGACCCCGTTGACGAAGCTGCCCTGGATACGACCGCGCGTGGACCCGACGCGCCCTGCGCCCATCGAGTTTGCGCCGAAGTTCGAACTCCAACCTGGGAACGTCATACCCCAACACCCTCCGGGTACACGCCCTGCGCTGCGGGCGAGTAGACGTGCTCTACGCTCTGCGAGACGCCGCCATCCTCAGGCACGGGAGGCCCCGGCTTCCTGCTCCACTGGTTGCGCTGGAAGGGCTTGCTGGCCAGCCCCGTCGCTCCCCGTAGCGCCCCAGCTGCAACGGTGGCCCCCGCGAGGGGCATCGGGCCCAGCGAGTAGGGAATGGACTCGAACAGCGCCTTCGCCGACCGCACCCCTCTGCTCTCCTCCCCAGGCTTGCTGTCACGGAGAGCCTCACCGGCGACCATGGCCCCCGGCAGTCCCAACGCGAGCGTCTTATCGAGCGCCGTTGGATTCGAGTACCACTGGGACTTGGCCCCCTCGGTGAGCGCCTCTCGAGGGTTGGTCACCATCGCCTTGAAGAAGCCCGGTACGCTGGTCATCCCCAGGTCGGTGGACCTCTCCCCAGCGGCAATCCCCTTCTGCAGCTTCTCTATCCGTCCCTGGAGCTTGGGGGTCATGCCGTGAGCCGCCACCTGCTCCTGAGCTGACTGCATGGCCCGCCGCACAGGGGCAGCCCCACCCCCGATGGACTCAAGCGCAGCAGAGCGAGAGGCGTACCCCTCTGGGAGCGCTCCCGTCAGGGAATGAGCCTGCCGCTGGCCAAAGCGGGTGATGCTGCCAAGCGTCCCGGGCCGAGCCGCCCCAGGACGGGCCAGGCCGGAGACGAAGTCCTGCACCCGCTTCCCGCCAGCCATGCCCCCCACGCCGCCCAGGGCGGCCCCGGCGCCACCCCCGATAGCAGCCCCGCGCATCGCCCCTTGAAGGGCCCCAGCTGCTCCCGGTACCCCCTCCTCTCGATTCCGGTAGCCCTGGATTCCTCCCCCTACAGCACCTACAGCAGCTCCTCCAGCCCCGCCCAGGGCGGCTAGCCCTCCCCCGGACAGGGCCCTCCGCCCCAGGTTCTGCCCCAGCTGCGCCAGCTGGGCACCGATGCCGAGCTTCTCGAGCTCTCGGGAGAAGGCCTCGAAAACGGGGTCAGGCATGGGACACCAAGTGTAGCTGAGAGCGCAGGGCATCCCTGGATTCCTCCAGGTGCCCGCGCACCATCAGCATGCGGTTGAGCTGCTCGTTCTCCACCGTGGTGGAGGGTAGTTCCTCCCCCTTCGCCCGCACCTCTGGCCAGCGTCGCTTCACCTCTCCGCAGTCGACCGGGTAGTCCTCTACGTCATCCATCGTGACCCACTCCAGGGGCTCGATGGGCACGAAGATGCCGTTGTGCATGTGCACCTGCTCGACGAAGTCGTTGACCTCCTGACTGAAGGTCACGTCCTGTCGCACGCGGTTGGCGATGTCGACCGCCACCATGCACTCGGCCACCGTCGGCACCTGCATCACCCGGAAGTCGGGGGTCACGCCGTTCAACGCCATGCAACACCAGGTGAAGATGTGCCACTCCTCCCAGAAGGTGTCGACGAAGTGAAGCGTCTTCATGGCCTGCACCTTGTGCATGTTCAGGTCGCTGATGGCCAACGGGAAGTCCGCCTTGATGCGGAGCGCCAACGTCTCGTGCTCCCAAGTCATCCACTCCGGCCCGTACTTCCGCAGCAGAAGCAGGTCTAGCACCACTGGGTGAGCGTCAGGGTGCTGGAACAGATTCTGGCTGGTGACGGCCTGCTGCGTGTCCTGCTTGATGGCTACCGTCTCGGGGTCATCCCCCTGCACATCCTCCTCTTCCTCCGTGGCGTCACCGTCCAGCTGCTGCGCCGCCAGCTTCGCGAAGCCTAGGTTGCAGGTCGCGCGCTGGAAGCGCACGCTGAAGTCGATGCTGTCGAGGCTCATGCTACCGGGGCACCCTGGCGCACGGTGGCGTCGGAGTTGCTGTTCGCCATCCGCATCAGGACCAGCTTCTGGTCACGGGGCAGGCTCTCGAAGGTGCTCTTCGGCTCCTTCACCAGCTCCTCGGCGAGCTCGCACCCGAAGCGAGCCTTCACAGAGCCGACGTTGGTGCGGAAAAACTCCTCCAAGTTCCTTCGCGTGACGTACTCGTTGCCGATGATGACGGACTCCTCCGGGGAGGCTTCCTCTGCCGTCTTGCCGAAGGTGGTGTAGTAGGCGTCCGGGATGTAGCCGTAGTGCTGCTCGAGCATCGCGGCCTTGTCGAACTCCTGCAGCGCTACCGCGAAGTCCTCGGGGTCCATGACGAACCGGCCCTCCGCCAGCTTGTCGAGGACTCCCAGGTGCGTCTCATCCTGAAGGCTACGACGCCGAGCGTCGAGGCACACCTCGATGTCATGGTGAGGAGCGTAGGTCGCCGCGCCGTACTTCTCAGCCAGCTCTCCCGGGTAGATGCTGAGCTCCCGTGCCCGCTGTACCAGGTTCAGGGCGTACTCATGCCGGTCTGGAGGGGGCATGAACTTGAAGGTGCGGTCGAAGTAGGCCGACGCCTCCTTGACCTGCACGTAGCTGTCGAGGGGGTACAGCCCTCGCTCGGGGAGGGCGTAGCGCTCCGCCTTCTTCTCCTCTACGAGCTGCGGTGGTTCCTGGCTGGTGACGTCAACGTGAGGCTTCGGCACCGCCATCTGCGGCTCCGCCTTCGGCTGCTCCCCGGAAACCCCCTCCTCGTTCACCTCCAGGACTGCGGCCTCCGCAGTCTTCCGGATGGGGATGGAGCGCTTCTTCAGGTGGCTTGCCCGCTGCTGTGACGTCATGTCGTATGTCTCCGCGAGCTCCGCCCCCTTCTCCAGGACACGGCCCGTGATGTCCCGCCACAGCTGCACCTTGCGAACGTGCTCCATCAGCCTGCTCCGATGAGGTTGGGGTTCACCATGCCACGAGATTCCTTCGCTACCGCCTTGTTCTGCTTGATGCCGGCCGCCGTTCCCGCGATGGCGGTGGGCGCCGACAGCGCCCCCAGGACCGTGCCCACCCCGATGGCCAGCTTCTGCAGGTCCTTCGGCGGCTGGATGTCGTACCAGCTGCAGGCCTCGCAGAGACGTGCAGCCGCCACCTTCTGCGCCACTGCCGGTAGCCGATGCGCGGTCTTCAGGAAGTAAAGGACGCTGAGGGCTGTGTTCCCCGCATCCGCCGTGGCGTACTTGCGCAGAACCAGGTCGCCATCCTGAAGCACCACGGCGAAGAGGTCGTCGGGTAGCCGCTCTCGGTGCTCAGGGGTCAGACGCGCCGCCGACTTGATGAGTCCGGGGACCTGGGCGGGGGAGGAGAACAACGAGCGGAGTACCGCCCCATTGTAGTCGTCGTAGGGGTCCAGAACGAGTCCGCTCAGTTTCTCCATGGGGCCTCCAGGCAGCGTAACCGCGCGTAGACGCAAGAGCAAGAGTAACCCCGTAGGGGGGGATAAGAGAACTGGACGGAGTGGTCGTCCCACCAAGGAGAGCGAAGAATGTCAGGACAAGCGCCCCCCTGCTACGGCAAGCATTGGGACCCAAGCAGCCGGGAATGCCGCGGGGGGAACGACCCTGCCTACGTCAACCCAGTGACCGGAACCAACAAGCGGGACATCTGCCAGTACTACGGCTCCTGCTCCGCTGCCACCAACAGCTCGCGACTACGAGAGATGTCCGGGGTTCAGCCTACACCAAGCCACTTCCAGCTGCCTCAGGCGCCCCCGCCACCCCAGGTTGCCCCATCGTACCAGGTACCGGTGAGGCAGATGGCCCCCACCGCCCTCAGTGCTCCGGTGCCCCAGCCAGTACAAGCCCCAACGCAGGCCATCGTCGTCGGCCACAGCCCAACACAGCAGCACGTGGTTTACGTTGGCCAATCGCCCTGGACGCAACCCCAGTTCGCAGCCACGCCGATGATGGTGCCGATGAACCAGCCGATGCAAGGGTCGGCGGTTCCCAACTTCTTGACCGTACCGGAGCCGGACAACCAGGATGTCCCCGTCATGACTAGATTCGCGCGGACCATCTTCCGCTCCACGTTCAAGGCTATGTTTCTAGCCTCGGCCAACTTCATCGACTATTCGCCTATCACTCCCGCCGCCAGGAGGTGATACAAGACCGTCATGCAGGTTGTAGTACGCGACCCCAACAAGGGGTACCTCGATTGCTACCTCTGGGTACCCCGCTCGTACATCAACGTCGAGGGGACGAAGAGGAGCCTGACTCATGTCTTCACCGAGTACGGAGGGGCGCAGAAGGTCATCACCCTGTACCAGGAGGCGCCGCACCACCTACTGGTGCCCCGCGCCTTCTGGGAACCGGGGGCGCTGCCCTTCGAAGTGGTCGACTGCCGACCACTCAGCCACACCCTCATACCCTTCGTCTCACGGGTACAGCTAGACCACCGCGTGCAGCTGGATACCAATGGTCAACACGCGCTCCTACCTACGGGAGAGGATGTACAACGCAAGTCGTTCAACGCGATGCAAGAGGCCATGGGAGGTGTTCTGCAGCTAGGGTGCGTATCAGGAGACACCGTCATCTGCGTCAACAGAGCCGGCAAGGGCTTCAAGACCACCGTTGCCAAGGCCCTTCGGTCAGCACGGAGCACCTGGAGGTCGGACATCCCTACGTACATTCGAGCCGACGTAGGTGAGCGCATCGGCTTGGTGCAGGTGCTGGCCTTCCTCCCGAAAGGCGAGAGGCTCACGTACTGCCTGAAGCTGGAAAATGAGAGTGAGCTGAGACTCACAGGAGACCACGAGGTTCTCACACCGCGGGGCTACGTCCCGTTGAACAACCTCAGCGTAGGCGACGTAGTCGTAGTAGAGGGGTCGCGAAAAGGTTCTGCTCGCAAGAAGAAGATAGCGTACAGACGCCTTGGAGGCTTCGACCACCACCCCTACTCACGCTTTCAGACGCGTAGTCACGTCATCGAGGAGCACCGCGCCGTTGCAGAGGCAGAGCTGAACGGCCTATCGCTCGACATCTTTCGCGCTCGCTGCAAGAGCGGCGACACCGAGGGGTTGAGCTTCATCGACCCCGAGCACTTTCACGTGCACCACAAGGATGAGAACATCTACAACAACGTGCCAGATAACCTAGAGGTAGTACCTACTGAAGAGCACCTAAGGAAGCACCGACCTGGATTCAAAGCATTCGGTTACGGAGAGCTACACCATTCGCGCGTCGTAAGCATCAAGGAACACGGCATAGAACCTGTGTACGACATCGCGTGTGTAGCGCCCCACCACAACTTCGTAGCGAACGGCGTCGTGGTTCACAACTGTGGAAAAGGAAAGACATGCATCGCCCTTCACCACATCGCCGAGAGCAAGGTGCCGGCGCTGGTGATGGTCGACAACACGCAGCTGATGGAGCAGTGGAGCAAGGAGATTGAGCACCTCATCGAGGTGCCCGGCGGAGTCGGTCTCATTGCCGAGGGGCAGAAGGACTGGAAGCGGGGCTTGGTACTGGGGACGTACATCTCCGTGGCCAACTGGGCGGACACCATGCCGGAGGAGGTCCGGCGGTGGTTCGGGAACATCTACTGGGATGAGGGGCACCACCTGAGTGCCCCCGTCTTCTCGAAGACCGCCGCTCTCTTCTACGGACGTCGCTACTGCCTGACCGCCACCCCGGAGCGAGATGACGGCTTCCACATCATCGCTGACATGCACGTGGGCAAGGTCCTGCACAAGGACCTGCGACAGCCCCTCAAGTCCCGGTTCATCTTCTACTGGACCGGCCTCGAGCTCGACCTGGCTGACCCCAACTGCGACGTGCTGGATAAGAACCAGGAGGTGCACACCTCGAAGGTGTTCAAGTACTTCGGTCGCTGGAGGACACGCCTAGGACGCATCCTCCAGGACTGCACCGACGCCGTGCAGGCGGGCAGGAAGGTACTCGTGGTCTGCTCCAGCGTGGATGAGGTGGTGAACCTCATGGCCCTCTGGACCAGGGGTCCTAACACCCCGCTCATCACCGACGTCCCTTACCCTAGCCCCCAGGACGTGGGGGAGACACTGCTGCCCTACGCTCTAGGTCCAGTAGAGGCACAGCGGCTGCAGAGGAACGTCGAGAAGCAGCGTCGACTGGTGGGGCAGGCGAGAACCAACGGCACATCTCCACAGCGCCTGCAGGAGATGGAGGAACGCCTGGTCACCCTGGAGACGGACTGGGCGCGCTTCAAGGTCTACCAGAAGCTGGAGTACGAGAACGACCGGCGCCGACGCACCTTCATCAGGGCGTTGACCCCCGAACCCTCCACCGCGGGGTTCATGACCGCTGAGGTGCCAGCGGTTACCCGCCAGGAGTTCGTTCGTACCCGGCTGGTGACGTTCGCCATCATGAAGTACGGCAAGGAGGGGCTGGATGCCCCGCACCTCGACACCATCCTGGTGTCCACACCCTTCTCCAACCGAGGCGGACTACAGCAGCTGATGGGCCGCATCACGGGACGGCCGCTGCCGGGCAAGAAGACCTGCCTGGTGGTGTTCTACAGAGACAACATCGGCATCATGCACGGCATGTGCGACAAGCTGGAGAAGCACCTGAGGCAGTGGCCCATCGATGAGGGAGGGCCGCTAGAACACGAGTATATGAACCACCCGAAGAGGAAGCAATGGCAGAAGACCGCGAGTTTGAAGGACGCCTTTGGGCAGTAGTAGGTGCAGGCAACCGGCGCTACCTCGGCAGGGTGGCCTACCCTGCGTGCTACAGAGCGAACGAGGAGCATGATGCGCCACAGGACTGCCCTCCACTCATCGAGCTGGAGGAAGCCTACGAGTTGATGACCATCACGCAGCCCGTGCAGATGAGCCCAGGGCAGGTGGGCATCCAGCGGAAGACGATGCTCTTTCCCTACGATACCTGTGGCCACGCGGCGTATGTGCGCCTACGCCCCTCGGAGGTCAGCTGGGCAGAGGACTTCCACGAGAGCGACCGGGAGAGCTACCGGCAGCTGCTATCCGAGGTGCGCGCACAGATGGAACAGGCTCGGGTACAAAGACTAGGGTTGACCGTAGCTCAACCCAATCTTCCACCCAACCTGAAGGGAGGACCGTTTGGTCGTTCCTGACATCCGCAAGACGCTACCAGTACTCCGACAGCAGTGGGAGCAGTGCCGAAACTGTGAACTGGGTCAACGACGCGCCTCGGTGAACGGTGCCTTCGTCTTCGGCGAAGGGATGCCGGGGCGCATCATGCTCATCGGTGAGGGGCCGGGCAAAGACGAGGAGAAGGAGGGCCGGCCCTTCGTAGGCAAGAGCGGGCAGCTCCTCCGTGAGGTCCTGGCCACGCTGGACATGAGCAGCCTCGTCTACATCACCAACATCGTGTGCTGCCGCTCCTGCGCGCAGGACTACGACAACGAGGGGAAGCCCAAGTTCTACGACAACAACGCCCCCATCATCAAGGACCAGACTCCCCTACCCGTGCAGGTGCAAGCGTGCTCAGACCGCCTGTACGAAGAGATATACCTGGTCGACCCGGCGCTCATCGTCACCCTGGGCGGGGCATCAGCAGAGGCGATGCTCCATCGGTCAATCACCGTGACCAGCGAGTGCGGCAACACCTACGTGGCCCAGGTCCCAGGGGCATCCCGCGCGGCCAGCATCACGGACAAGAAGAAGGTGTGGCGGCGAAAGGTGCGGGGGGAGTGGGTACAACCCACTACTCAGAACATGGTCGAGTACCAGCTGCTGGTGAACCTACACCCCGCCTACGTGGCCAGGTACATCGAGGACCGCCGGCCAGGGGCGCCGATGGAACAGTTCTACCGAACGCTGGAAACCGCACGCAACATCTACAACAAGTACCTTGAGGAGCTAACTGCTCCTTAGAAGAGAAGGGCGCATGGCAAGAGACGCAGTACCAGTCAACACTATCCCTGAGGTGCAGCGCTTCGTAGCGGAGCAGGACCGCCTCCGGCAGTTCAGGCAGCAGAACCTACAGTTCTTCCAGTACCTGGAGCAGCTGGCCAAGGACTACAACGAGGCCCTGGCCGCTGCCCGCGCGGCGTGCAAGCAGCGGGATGTAAGCTGCGGCCCCATCGAGAAGACCTCGGTGAAGACCACCTACGACGCCGACGTCATGTACGACCTGCTCGGGCGGGAGGCGTTCCTCGAGCTCGGTGGTGCGCTGGAGACGGTACAGAAGCGCAGCCTCGACAAGAAGCGGGTGGACTTCAACATCAGCAGCGGACGCATCGACAAGGACCTGGCGGCCCTCATCCGCAAGACCTCCAGCTCCTTCGCTTCCAACAAGGAAGTCAGCATCCCGGAGGTCAAGTGAACTGGCAAGGGACGCTGGAGAAGTACGGGTGGAAGGTAGAGGAGGTGGGGGCTGAGCCCTTCCATCCCCTCGCGCTGCAGGCGCAGCAGGCCCGCGCCTCCGGTCAGTCCGTGGCTCGGGTCTCGGTGACTGCAGGCACCGCTGAGAGCTACGGGGAGCGTAAGGTATCCTTCACCGTCTCCCTCGACTGCGTTCAGCAGGAGGCAGCCATCAACATGGCTGGTGAGGTCGCCTTCTTCAAGGCGCTGGAGCTAGTGAACGACGCGGCCGGAGTACTCGGGATTACCGGGTTGACGGCCAGGTAGCGAAGATGACCATCAAAGGCACACTGAAGGCAGATGCACTGGAGCTCAGTCGACTGGAGGTTGACTGGCGCCAGTCACCTCTGAAGTGTGTGGCCACGGCTGCGCTGGTCAACACCGAGCAGGGTTCTACTCATGCTTGGCTGACCAGCGCAGGCGTCCAGTGGTCCAAGGACACTGCAGCGGCGCTACAACAGCTCAAGGTCTGCTTGGAACGAGACTTGGCCAACGTGCACCTCGTCGAAGGCGGTGCATCAGAGCTCACTACACCTGATGTCACGTCAGGCGGGCTCGGTGAGCACTTCGGCGAGACTGACGACGCCCCGTCCGTGTAGCCCTGCATCTTGTGGGGCGAGGGGCGGCGCTGCCCAACATCTCGTGGAGCGAAAAAACGGGTTGCGTTGCGGGCCTCCTTGCCTACTTTGGGAGGTCCGCTTCCTGCCCGTGTCGGGGATAAGAGCCCGGTCGAGAGCAACGAACACTATGACCACCTGGGAGAACCAGCTACTTTCACGCGTTATCAGAACGGGGGACATCAACTCCGTACTTCGGTGGGGCATCACCTACGAGGACTTCAACACCTCGGAGGGGCGGATGCTGTTCATGCACCTGGTGAACTACTACCAGCTGCCCGAGACGTCAGGGTCCATCCTGGGCCCAGCGTCACTACAGCAGTCCTACCCAACATTCCAGATTGTCGATGACCCCTGCATGACCATCGACGCGCTCTGCACGGAGGTACGCAAGAACCGCTTCCGTACTGACCTACGGATGATGCTGCAGAACGCCGAGAAGCTCATCGACGTAGACCCAGCGCAGGCCCTGAACCTAGTCTCTTCCACCACCAACTTCCTGCAGCAGCTGGGCACCACACGCAAGTTAGACGTACATGCCATCGATGCGATGAACCGCATCATGCAGCGCTACGAGATGAAGGAGAGGGGGGTGGACCTCTCCATCTGTGCCTGGCCCTGGGAACCGCTACAGGAGGCGACCGGAGGGATAGAGCCAGATGACTACGTCATCATCTACGGCCGGCCGAAGTGTGTCCCATTGGGCACGGAAATCCTAGCTGCAGATGGCAGCCTCAGAGCCGTAGAAGAAGCCACTAGCGTAGTCGGGCTACATCATGACACCCGCCGCCTTACACCTCAAAGCGTAACAGGACGTAGCGAGGTAGTGAGGAAACGTGTTGTAAGAATCACCACCAAAACAGGGTACGAGGTACAGGTCGGAGAAGACCACCCCATACTCCGGCCGAGTATGGCGTACACAGAGGCACAGAAGCTCCAAGTAGGAGACTACGTTGGTACCGCACGCCGCCTACGCCTTGGAGAGGAGCAAGGAGACCCGCGCTGGTATGAACTGCTGGGGCTACTGACCGGAGATGGAAACTACACCAGGAACGAGGTGCAGTTCACTTGCTTCGATAAGGGCGTACTACACAGAGCAGGCCAGCTAGCTCAGGCTTTCGGCTGCACAGTACAAGAACGAAATGCCAAAGAGGGGGCGTATTCGGTCAAACGCGCCGAGGGACAAGCAACCAACCCAATACTCGACAAACTTCGGTACGAAGGAGTACACGGGAGCAAATCAACAGAAAAGAAGGTGCCCGTCAGCCTGTTCACCAAGGATGGCGGCAGCATCGCAGCCTTCTTGGGTGGACTACTCTCCACTGACGGCGGTGTCTACAGGAGCACCGTACGCTGGAACACCTCCAGTAAGAAGCTGGCACAGCAGGTCAAACATCTGCTTCTTCGCCTTGGCATCGTAGGAAGCCTGGGCGAGGTAACCACTAACATCGGTACGTCAGCCTACACCATCAATGTGATGTCTGCGGAGCAGCATGAAGCAGTCCTGCGCGAGATGGGAGCTTACATCTCTAGTGAACACAAGCTGCTACAGCTCTTGAACAACTGCAGCAAAGGAGGGTTGCGAAAGCGGCACAATGACAGCATCCCCCACAGCAAAGAGCTCGAGGACGCAATCCTACAAGCACGGGAGCGAAATGGAGGATGGGCGCCTCTGTGGGGTAAGTTCTCCCACAACAAGCTGTTCCGACGAAGTGGGTGCATCAGCCGTGGATTGCTACAAAAGCTGGCTTTCGGAATGAAAGCCTCTGAACTACTAAAGTGGGCGGATGACGACATCTTTTGGGACAGGGTTGTAGCAGTAGAGCCCCTAGGCGAGATGGACTGCATCGACATCAGTGTCAGTGGGGACCACAACTTTCTCGTCGGTGATGTCATCACGCACAACTCAATGAAGAGCTGGGTTCTCGCCTACCTCATCGCCTGGGTCTACGAACTGGGCAAGCGCCCGCTCATCTACACGAAGGAGATGACGCCGGACAACATCATCGCTCGCGTGGTGGCCATCATGGCCTCCATCCGCTACCACGAGTTCAGACGTGGGCGACTGTCCCCGGTGGAGAAGGACTCCCTCTACGCCTCCTGGAGGGTGCTGCACCACCTGAAGGAGATGCAGAGCATGGTCTGCCTATCCGGCAAGGATGCTGGAGAGGGAGGAGACACCGTGCCCTGGTTGCGCAGCAAGGTGGAGCAGTACAAGCCTGACCTGGTCTTCATCGACGGCTTGTACCTCATGTCCAACGCCCGCAGCGGGCGCAAGGCGCAGAAGGACAACGAACGAGTTCGCGACATCAGCCGCGACCTCAGCCAGATGCGGTTGGATACCGGGGTGCCTGTGCTGGCCACCATCCAAGCTAACCGCGATGCAGCGAAGAACAACGACGCCAACCTGGATGAGGTGGCCTTCTCCGACGCCATCGGGCAGGACGCCACCTTGGCTATGCGGGTCATCAACGACAAGAATGAGCCCACGCTGTCCCTGGTCGTCGGAGGCTCCCGCGAGTTCTACCTCGATGGCTTCAGCATCTACGGGGTGCCGGCCACCAACTTCAGCTACGCCGGACCACTGACAGCGGGGGACGTGCAGCGTGCCAAGGACGCTGACGGCGAGCCAGGGGCCAAGAAGGCCAGAAAGAAGACCAAGGTACAGCAGACCGAGGAGGGTGAGCAGCTGCATGAAAGTGCTGCTCGCTGGTTTACCGACCTACAACGACCAGGCTGAGGGGCGTAGATGGATGTAAGTACAGAGCTACTTGCCATCGCGCAGCAGTACCTAGAGCGCGTGCGCAGGTCTGGCTCCGAGAACGTCATGGCGCTGTGTCCCTTCCATGACGACCGTACTGCGTCGTTTGCCATGAGCATGGTAACCGGCGTGTACTTCTGCCACTCCTGCCACGCCAAGGGCAGCCTCAGGACCTTCTTCAAGGAACTGGGGCTGGACAGGAACACCGTAGAGTACCGCCACGGCCTCGTCCTCGAGGCCGCAGCGAAGAACCAACCGACACCCCCCGACCCACTACGGCCGCAGCACGTGTGGGAGGCCCCAGACAGAGTCATCCCAGAGCGGCTACTGGGGCTATTCGACCACGATATAAGCCTCCTGCTACCACGCTTTACCCCTGAAACGCTGCGGCACTTTGACGTGGGTTGGGATGGCTGGCATCAGCGCATCACCTTCCCCATTCGAGACCTGAAGGGGGAGCTGGTGGGCATCAGCGGTCGGGCGGTACACCCGGGACAGGTCCCCAAGTACCGCATCTACGACAACGAGTACGGGGTTTGGCACTACCCTCCCCGGTTGGGGTGGGACAAGAGGGCCGCGCTGTGGAACGCCCATGAGGTGTACCCCAGTGCTTTCGGCTCCCTCTCCCCCGAGCTCTCCTTCGTGGTTGTGGTCGAGGGCTTCAAGGCGGACATGTGGGTTTGGCAGGCAGGGATAAAGAACGTGGTTGCCCTGCTAGGTTCCTACCTGTCCTGGGAGCAGGGCTGGATTCTCGAGCGCATGGGAGTCCCCGTGTACCTGTTCCTCGATAACAACCGCGCCGGGTGGACCGGACAGCTGGATGCAGCTAAGCGGCTGACGAAGGCAGGGCTAAGAACCCACATCATCGAGTATCCTCCCCGTCTGTTCGACGACGAGGACGCACAGCCAGACACCCTGGATGAGGATGAAGTAAGAGAACAAGTGGCGAGAGCGCCCAGATACGAGCAGTGGCTATATACAAGGAGAAAGTGACATGGGAGCATTTGGTAAGGACGATGCACATCTAGCGAACATCGGCGGCTTCGGCGCCAGCTTCGGACAGCAGGCAGCGCAGTCGCTGCAGCGCGGTCCCCGGGGGTCCAGAGGCACAGCAGCCTACTGGAAGGACTCCTTCGACATCTCGGAGCAGCCGGCGACCCCGGACACCTTCCGCATCCTGCGGGGTGCGTACCAGCAGCAGTACGTCAACCGGGACAACGGGGAGCTGTACGTAGACACCCGCCCCTACCTCTTCTGGAGGGAGCACTTCGCTGGCGGGCTGCAGCGCGGTGGAATCTGCAGCGCAGGCCCCTTCCATGGTGACAAGAACAAGAGGCAGCCCTGCCTGGGCTGTGACGTGTTCTGGAGGGACTACGACGAGCGGAAGGCCAAGAAGAACCGAGGGGACAACACGAAGGGCCCGAACCGCATCTCGTTGACGGACAAGTTCGCCTTCACCGTGTGGGACTACGGTCTCTACTTCGAGATGCCCGACGTGGACCGGACGGGCCAGTTCCGCATCAACCAGCGCACCGGGCAGCCGTACACCACCATGGTGAAGTCCTACAACCCCAACGAGCCCCGCTTCGCAGGGCATCGGTGGGAGCAGGGCAGGCTGCTGCCCTGGTCCGTTGGCAGCACGTGGTTCCAGTACCTTCACAACTACAACACGAGCGTGGTCGGCAACTGCTGCTCGTCCTGCGGCGCCCACGGCAGCGTGTACTCCCTCGGCTGGTACTGCGGGAACCCTCAGTGCGGACAGATGCTGTTCGACGTCAACAACACGACCATGAGCGTGGAAGAGCTGGAGGCCAAGAAGGTCAATCGGTGCCTATGCCCCCACTGCGGACAGAACCTGTTCCCGCAGGAGAGGGTGGGGTGCCAGAACTGCGCACGGGGGCAGCGGGCCACCATCTTCGACGTCGACCTGGTCGGGTTCAAGCAGCGGTCCGGAGATGGCAATCAGTACAACCTGTTCATCACCAGTTTCGTCGGTCCCTGCCCTATCCGAGTGCAGGACCCCAAGGTGCTGGAAACAATCCAACCGCTCGACCTAATCAAGCGGTACGAGCCCTACCCGATGGACAAGCAGCAGGAGATGTGGGGAAGCCTCCTCACAGCAGCCCCTCAGGCCATGGCGCCCCAGTACCCGCAGCAGCAACAGTACCCCCCACCCGGGGCACAGCAGCCACAGTGGGCTCCTCCGCCCCCTCCGCCAACGGTGCAGCCACCCTGGCCCCCAGCGGTGCCTCAGGCGATGCCAGCGCCACAGATGCAGCAGCCGACCATGGGAGGAGCTGCCGTATTCCCTCCGCCCCCTGCGAGCGCGGCCAACAGCGACTGGGCTGCGCAGCTCGAAGCCATGAACAACCGCTTCCAGCGCTAGAGAAGAAAGGAGCAGCCCGCCCCCTCCGGGGGGGCGGGCGCCCCCTATGGCTAGTTGGAACATCGACGTCCCTACCACTGAGTACTACGGCCACCTCCCCAACCGGTCTGACTGGGCCCCCGGAGCTGCGGAGAACTTCCAGTCCGTGCTGAACGAGATTGCGGCCACCCCAATCGTGGCCCTCGATACGGAGACCACGGGTCTCAGCATTGGTGGCAGTGCTGTTGAGGATGCTGCCTACCCCCTCTACTTCTCCCTAGCCTGGGGTAACCGCCGGGCGACGCTGCACGCCGACTTGCTGCGCTGGTTCACCCCCCACTTCGCTGACCCCAAGAAGTGGTGGATATTCGCCAACGCCAAGTTCGACGCCCACATGCTCTACAACGCCAACCTGTATCGGACACCAGACGAGATACAGAACGGGACGGTACTGCCCCGCATCATCCTGAAGGGGAAGCTCGTCGACACCCAGGTGATGCACTCCCTCCTCTACGAAGACAAGCCCCATGGACTGAAGTACATGTGCCAGCACATCGGGGGCTGGACCTGGGGCAGCTTCGAGGACCAGTTCGGGAAGATTACCAAGCTCAACACCCCGAGCGACATCATCCACAGAGCGGAGCAGCAGGACTTCCCACGGCTGGTGGAGTACGCCGCCAACGACGCCTGGGGCACCCTGCTGGTCTACAACGAGCTGCGCACCCAGCTGGAGCGGGCCAACACCCACTCCCTGTTCAGGGACAAGCCTCCCTACATCGAGACGCTGTGGGACCTCTTCTACAAGGTCGAGGTGCCCTACACGAAGGCCTTGTGGGGTATGGAGCGCCACGGCATTAAGGTGAACTGCGACCGCTTACAGGCTGCAGCACCGGAGGCGAGGGCGCACATCAACCAGCTAGAGCGCAGGTTGAACAATCTCTGTGGTCGGGATGTGAACCCGAGGAGCACGGACCAGCTGCGAGACGTACTGATAAAGCAGCGCGGCCTTGACCCCCTGAACGTGACCAAGGGCGGTAAGACAGGGGTGCGCAACGCCAGTGTGGATGAGAGGTTCCTGCAACACCACGCCGACCTTGGGGATGAAGCCTGCTCCATCATCCTGGAGCACCGAAGCTACGCGAAGCTACTGGGCACGTACATCGAAGGGTTGAACGAGGTGGTGGACCACGAGGGTCGCATCCACAGCCGGTTCAATCAGGACGTGGCGCGCTGTATGCCAGCCGGGGAGCTAGTCCTCACAAACCGCGGGTACCTACCAGTAGAGCAAGTGGTGGTGGGGGACCAGGTCATTTCCCACACAGGGTACGCACGGCGAGTTACGGAGACCTCTACACATGCCCCCGCCCCTATCTACCGAGTAACGGCAGAAAACGGTGTGAGCCTCCGAACGACGGGCAACCACGAATACCTCACGAGAGACCGAGGATGGGTGCGGGCCGACCACATACAGGTCGGAGACATGCTCTACGTGCACTCCGAGAAAGAAGCCTGGGCTGACGTGCCTGGGTGCTCCGGATACGCGGTATCCACGTGGGGCCGCGTCTGTAACAAGAGAACGGGGAAGCTCCTGCAGCCTTCTCGTAAGGGAGAGTGGGGTCACCTCAAAGTCTCCCTCCAGAGAGGCTCGGGCAAGAAGGACTTCGGCGTACACCAGCTGGTTATGCTCGCTTGGCACGGGAGGCCCCCACGAGGGCATGAGGTACGCCACAGGAACGGCATTGCCTGGGACAACGTCGCCCATAATCTGGAGTACGGTACCTCGAAGGAAAACACTGAGGACGCGAGAAGGCACGGCACGCTACGCGGGGCGCCCAAGCTGACCACCGAACAAGTAGAAGAGATACGCGCCATATGTAGCGCAGGACAACCACCCAGCTCCACGTCCAAGTTGTCCTACGACACCGCAGAGGTCATTCGGCAACGGTACGCTGATGGCGCGGGCAGAGCCGACCTCGCACGAGAGTACGGCGTCTCGTACCAAGCCGTAGACAGCATCGTAAAAGACAGAACGTGGGTGCACCCTCCTAGCGGTTCATCTGCTAGCGAGGTTGCTAGCAAGTACGATGTCTCAGAAGCAGCTGTGCGAGACATCTGGGCGGGGAGGAAGTGGAACTCCGCCCCCACAGAGGGCCCCCGCGCCTCCTTTTGGTACGAGCCCGTCATCAGCGTCACCGTAGAAAAGTCGGAGGTCACTTACGGACTGACCGTAGACGTTGACCACTCCCATGTCACAGGAGGCGTCGTCACACACAACACCGGCCGCCTCTCTAACTCCGGCCCCAACCTGCAGAACATCCCCCGTCCTGAGAACGACCACTGGAACCTGCGACAGGCCTTCATACCTGCCCCTGGGTACGACCTCATCTGCCTCGATTACTGCGTGGCACCAGACACCCGCATCCTAACCAGTGACCTACGCTGGGTAAGAGCGGAGGACGTAGCAGTAGGAGAGGAGCTCATAGGGTTTGACGAAGGGCTGGGCAGAGCCGCCCGCTACCAACGGTCGAAAGTGCAGCAGAAGAAGGAGCTAAAGAAGCGGTGCTACCGCGTCACAATGAGTAATGGCGCCGTGCTCACCAGCAGCCACGACCACATGTGGGTGGTCGGAGGGGGAGGGCACACTTGGCAACGCAGGAATAGAGCCTGGGTCAAGACTGAGGAGCTACAGGTCGGTGACCAAATCGCGCACTTCTGCGAACCCTGGAAGGAGCAAGCAGGCTACGATGCAGGGTACATAGCTGGGGTACTTGATGGAGAAGGGTGGGTTACCCGGCAAAGCGGCACAGTTGGGATTGCTCAGCTACCTAACCCTTGTCTGGCCCGCGTTGAAAAGGTGCTGCAGGAGAACAACATCCCGTACGACCGGAGAGCCCGACCTCAAGACGCTGTCCAATCCTTGTACTTTACTGGGTGCAGAGCGGGACTAAGAGTACTGGGTACCTTCCGCCCCCCTAGGCTGTTATCCAAAGCAGCCTACTCCTGGGAGGGCAAGAGGACGTGGGGCCACAACTCCGAGCGGGTATTCGTCACCAAGGTAGAGAAAGTGGGCCTACGCCGCGTCGTGGCGCTGCAGACGAGCACCCACACCTTCATCGCTGAAGGTTTTCTGTCCCACAACTGCCAGCTGGAGATGCGCCTGCTGGCAGCTGCGGCCCTCGAGCTGCCGATGATTGAGATGATTCACTCCGGCAAGGACATCCACATCGGCAACGCCGAAATCGTCTTTGGGCTGCCCTACGACGACATCAAGGCGGCCAAGAAGAAGGAGAAGAAGGACCTCACCGACTACGACCGGCAGTGCCTGGCCGCGCGAAACGCCGTCAAGAGCATCGGCTTCGGAATCCTCTACGGGATGGGCGCCCCGAAGATGGCACATGACCTGGGCATCACGGAGCAGGAAGCCAACCAGAAGATTGAACAGTTCCTCCGCACCTACCCTGCGGTGAAACGCTTCACAGAGGCTTGCGTCCAAGAGACGCTCAAGACCGGCTACGCCTTCACCCTGCTGGGGCGTAGGCGCAACGTGCCCGAGATAGTGTCCCGCAGCCCCAAGGAGCGCAGCCGGGGGGAGCGCCTAGCAGTGAACACCCCCATCCAGGGGTCGGCCGCTGACTCGGTGAAGATGGCCCAGATTCTCCTAGACCAGCTGAACTTCGAGAATGACTACGGCTGCCGGATGATTCTGCAGGTCCACGACGAGCTGGTGTTCGAGGTCCCCAAAGCAAACTCATCCTTCATGCTCGAGGAGATAACGGAGGTGATGGAACACCCGTTCTCAGAAGACTTGCCGGTACAGCTGAAAGCAGAGGGTGGCATAGGAGAATCGTGGGGCGCCATAAAGTAGACCGGGACCAGCCTGTACGCAGCTCACAGCTTGCAGCCGAGGTGGCCGAGGGCGTGGGCATCGACCCCCGAGACGCACGCGTCTTCATCGAGCACCTGACCGCAGGCATCATTCGACACCTGGCTGCCGGGCGGGCAGTACATGTCGATGGGCTAGGGACACTACGCCCGATGGTCCAGAGCGGAATCACACGGGTACAAACCCTGACGGACTGGAAAGGAAGGAAGAATCGGGTAGCGATGGAGCGGGTCGTCAAGGTATTCTTCAGGAAGGCACGCCTACTGAAGGAGACCCTGCGATGAAAACCAACGACGAAGGCATGAACAAGTACGGCGTCGATGAGACGTCTGGGCTCGACCAGCAGGAGCTGGAGAAGCGCGCTGCCAAGGGTTGCCCCGAATGCGGGCGCCCGCTCATCAAGAGCGGCAGCGTGCTCCTCTGCCCCGAGCATGGGAGTGAGCCCTTTGAGGGCAAGGATGGCAACTAGCAAGAAGACCAAGAAGACCCAGAAGAAGGCAGCGGGGAAGAGCCAGACGCAGGGCTACCGGGAGGTAATCCGGGAAGCAGCCTCTGGAGGAGATGCGCCGGCGGCTGCGCGGGCCATCTCCCCTCCCCCACCGCCCGGCAGCGACTCCCAGTTCCAAGCTCGCCAGGCGTCGCTAGATGCCGTAGCCAGCAAGTTCAACAAGGAGGGGCACTCCGTGATGGTTCGGGGCGATGAGGCTCCCAACCCCTACATCCTCCGCCGACCTACGGGCATCATGGAGCTCGACATCAACCTCGGTGGGGGCTGGCCCGCCGGGGGCACCTGCTTCCTCTCCGGTCCGGATAACGCGGGCAAGACCTGGCTGATGATGCAGACGATGGCGATGCAGCAGCGCATCTACGGCAACAGCTGCATCCAGGCCTTCGCCATCACAGAGGGCGGCTTCCCGTACGACCAAGCGCTGCGCGTAGGACTTCGCATCGCCGTCCCCGACAGGATGATTAAGCAGTGGCAGGAGCACCGCGAGCAGCGTGGGCTGGTACCCTACACCACGGAGGAGCTGGGGCGCTTCAAGGAGCAGATTGGCGACATCCGCATCGTCCGAGGCGATACCGGTGAGGAGATACTCACCGTACTCCTCGGCATCATCCGCACCAGGGCATGCTCCGTCGTCTGCCTAGACTCGCTCCAGGGCCTACAGCCTGTTGTGGACGCGGGCAAGGAGCTGGATGAGGCTGCCAAGCGCGCCGCCCACGCCTCCATGATAACGGAGTTCTTCAAACGGTACGTTCCGATGACCACCGGACTGTCCGGTGTCAACGAAACCACGTTGTTGATGACGCAGCAGGTACGCTCGAACTCTGCCAAGGCTTCAGCACCCAGCTACATGCAGGCCTCCCTCAAGGACTGGGCCATAGCTGGAGCCTACTCCGCCCGTCACTTCAAGCTGGTGGACCTCATCATGTACGACGGCGCGCTGCAGAAGAAGGAAGTGAACGGGGTCAAGCAGGTGGTTGGCAAGACCCTGAAGTGGGAAACCGAGAAGGGCAAGGCGGGCACCCACGACAACATCCACGGTGAGGTGCAGTACTCCTACCTCTTCCCGCAGGGTGTCGACTTCACCGGCACGGTCATGGACGCAGCCATGCAACGGGGCGTGCTACGGAAGGTAGGGAACCAGTACACCCTGGTCCGCCCCGACACCAACGAGGTGATGACGGCCTTCACCGCCCCCAGCCTCAAGAAGTTCAGGGAGTACATGGACCTCGACTTCGACTTCGAGCTCGCGGTACGGCAAGAGATTCTGGCAGCAGCGGGGGTGCAGTGTCTCTATCGGTGAAGGTTCGACTCGAGTACGACGACACCCCGCGCACCCCCTACATCACCATCCACGTCCGAACGGACGAGGGGACGGGGTCTGTCCGCTCCAACTACCTCACCGCCTTCGGCGAAGAGCACGTAGTCATCCTCGAGGCCCCCAAGGGAACAGTGCAGCTGAGGACCAAGACCCTCAAGAAGAGGGCCACGCGGCAGGAGCGGCAGCGCATCGAGGCCATCGGGGGTAGGAGGCACAGTGGAAGTGGCTCCTTCGCCGGGAATAAGTCTGACGGCAGCACAGACCGGTGGCGAATGGAGAACAAGTTCACCACCGCAGAGTCCTTCCGGGTTACCTTGGCCGACCTAACGAAGCTGCGTAGCGAATGCCGGGGCTTCCAAGCCCCTGTCTTCAACGTGGAGTTCCAGGAGAAGACCGGCGCTGTCAGGGAAACCTGGGTACTCGTACCCGCTGCAGACTGGGAAAGGCTAGTACATGCTCAGAACGCTTGAAGACCTCCGGACCTCCCCGGCCGAGGCGCAGTCTGCCTGTGTGCAGTCAGCGATGACGCTCTCCGACCTGTGGGACAAGTACAAGGCTCAGCAGAGCGGCAGCTCACAGCTGCTAGTCGAGTTCACGGGGGAGCACACCCGCGCTCCCGGCATCCACGCCTCTGAGATTTCCGGCTGCCAGCGGAAGCTCACCTACGGGGCTCTGGGCGTGGAACGTCGGGTTCGCGCGGAGGACAAGGACGTCCTCGCCCAACGGGTGTTCAACATGGGCACCATCGTCCACGCCTACGTCCAGGACGAGTTCCACAAGATGTGTGAGTGGCTGAACCAAGGGGGGAGGCAGCTCACCTTCGAGGATGAGGCACCCGTTCACCCGGGACTGGGAGGGGTTTGTCAGGCCTACAACATACACTCCTCCTGCGATGGCGTCTTCACCTTCTGGTACCCAGTAGGTCAGAACGTCTACGAGCCCTACATGCGCGTTGGGCTGGAAATCAAGACGGCCTCGGACAAGCAGTTCGAGGGCATCACCAAACCGAAGGAGGAGCACACCGAGCAGACCTGCATCTACATGAAGGCGCTCGATGTCCCTCTGATGTGGACGCTCTACTTCAACAAGAGCAACCAGCGAACCACGCGCAGCACTCCCCCCTTTCTGTTCAAGTTCAACAACGCCCAGTGGGAGCTACTCGAGCGGCGCATCATCACCGTACTCGGGTATGTCAAGAACCAGCAGCTACCGGCGAGGCAGGAAGGTTACCACTGTGGCTGGTGCCCCTTCGCTCACACCTGCCAGCCCAGCTACCTGCGTCCGAAGGCTAACAGCTCCCCGCCAACTGGGAGGGAGTTCTGATGTTGCAGACCCCAGACGTCCTAGGACCGTCAGCTACCGAAATCCAACAGATTCACACCCGGTGGAGTACCTTCGACCGGGTACAACAGCGGCTCCTCAAGGAAGGGTTTTCCCCTCTACCACAGCCCATGTACGCCTACCCCGGCTACCTCGACAGGGAGATACTACTCGCACAGGACTCCAGGATGCTCACCATGGAGTTCGCCAAGTACAAGGCATGGCGTGACTTCGCCGCAGAGCGGCTGGTCTACAGCCAACAGATTCTCCTGGAGACCCGTAACGAGATGCGGGCCATCGAGACCAACATAAAGAAGGCTGCGAAGAAGAAGACAGATAAGGAGGTGCAGGAGGAGGCCCGAACCAACCCCCGCTACGAATCCCTACGCTTGCAGGAGCAGGAGAACGCGCAGCTGGAGCTGATGTACGAGGCCAAGGTAAAGGAGTTCAGCTCCTCAGTGGCCATCCTCTCTCGCACAGTCGCCCTACGAGGGCAGGACATCGAGCAGGGCAACCGAGGTAGAAACATTGGGGCTGGTGGTGGGTACGACCCCAGCTCAATGCCCCGCGGAGGCTTCTGATGGTCTACCTGGAAGTCCCTTCCCTGCCCATTTCCGTCAACGCCGCCTACACCAAGAAGCGGGGCAGCGGTGCGCGCATCCTGACGGAGATAGGCAGGAAGTACAAGAAAGAGACCACCAACTACCTCACACGGCAGTACCCCACGGAGCTGAAGTACTTCCGCAAGAACGCCCCCCTTTCCCTGCTCGTTCACTTCACTTTCGGGAACCCCAGCGACTTGCTATGCAAGGGGTACCCAGGGGAGACGCTCAGTCGGTATAAGAAGAACGACGTCACCAACCGCATGAAGTTGTTCGAGGACTCCCTGTGCGATGCCACCGGCTGTGACGACACCCAGCACTGGGTTGTGACGCTGGTTAAGGCCGTCGGCGCAATAGACACCACGAGGCTGTGGGTCTGGGACCTCGAGAAGGAACCACACAATGCCATCAGCAACGTCATCAGCACCCTCCTCTGTCTGGCAGGGGTTGAACAGGACTGAGCTGTACCAGCTGTGCCGACGGGCTGGGATGAACGTCCACCCGCTGACGGACCCGAGGTACCTGGCTGCCTACCTAGACGGCGAGGTTGAGCCGCCGCCCTGCGATGAGACTAGCCACCCCATCGACAGGTGTCGCCACGCCATCATCGGCTTCCTGGACGAGTACTGGGCTCGTGTACACCCGCAGCTGAAGTGCCCTGCCCGCAACCTGAACAACCCAGACGAGACCAAGCGAGACCGCCGGCCTTGCTTTGGATGCACGGACCTGCAAGTAGTGGCGTGCATCGAACAGAACGGAAAGAACGAGAGCCTTATCAGGCTCTACCTACCGAAGAAACAGCCATGATAGAGATAGCCACCGTACCCAGAGACATCAACGAGCTGAACAAGTTGAAGGTCGGACAAATCATCCGACTCGCCTCGCAGCTTCACCTGCTAGACAGCGACGACAACGACCAAGCGTTCAAGACCCTGCCCCCGGAGGGGAAGGTCGCGGCGGTCTACAACGCCCTCCTCGAGCACGACGCCAGGGGTGGGCAGGTACAGCCCATGACCGCCCCCCCACAGGGAGCCATCCCGCAGCAACCACAGTACCAACCCCCGCCACAGGCACAGATGACACAGCCCCAGCCCCAGTACCAGCCACCTATGGCTCCGCCCCCACAGCAGCAGATGCAGCAGCAGCCGCAGTACCCTGGCTACCCGCCCCCGGTACCTCCTGCAGTGCAGCAGCAGGCAGCGCAGCCCCAGTACGCGCCGCAGCCCCAGTACCAACCCCCACAGGCCCCTCCGCCGCAGGCGTACCCGCCACCACCGATGCAGCAGCAGCCGCAGTACCAACAGGCGCCTCAGGTGCAGCAGGCGTACCCGCCCCCGCCTCCACAGGCACCCCCACCGCAGCAACCGCCCGTTGCTCAGCGCCAGCCGCAGACTGGGTCCGACCCCAACAACCAGGGCAGCACCGTGGTCAACGCTCTCACCGACGTTGTCAACCAGGTGCTCGCAGGACAGTCGCTACTGGGCCGCTCCCTCGCCAACGTCGGCGCGATGGTCACAGCATCCTCCGAGGTGAACCGCTGCCTGGTGCAGATTCTGGTCGCGATGTCGGAGCAGATGGGGATGGACGCGGACGACCTGGCCAAGGTCATCAAGCACCAAGACCCCAGCACCGTCGACAAGCTGCTCACCAAGATGGGAGTAGGGATGGGAGGGGGAAAATAGTCAGTCGGCTCTGGCCAGGGACAGTCCTCCCCCGAGCCGACCAGCTAGTTGAAGTACAGACCCCGGTAGAGGCCGCCGCTTGTGGCCTCTACCTCACCTCAAGAGGACTCGAGGAGCACGCCTACAGCGTCAGCTCCTAGCCCGTGGGGCACGCGGGCACGAGGCAGAGGCGACCGTGTAAGGAATAGTCCATGCACGAGAGCACGCTGCAAACCGTCGTGACGTTGGAACCCTGGCGTCAACGGATTGGGTACCCCGAGAGTGTCACGGACCCGGACTGGACGGCGGAGGGGCACGAGATGTGCCCCGCCTCGTCCATCATTCGGGATGCTGAGGACCCCCGGTTCTGGCATTGCCGCGACTGCGGCTACATCGGGTGGAGCACGACTGAGCTACATCGTCCTGTACTATCCCCGAAGGCGTTCCTCAGACGCTGCCGGGACTTCTTCCTCCGTAGGAGGCAGGAGCAGGGGCTAGGTTCAGCCGAGGCCAACCACCAGATGCAGCACGTCATGGCCGTCGCTCTCCGCTGCGCCGCAGCGAAGAGCCCCAGCGAGCTACGACGCTTTCTCGAGGGGATGCTCCGTCTGTAGACGGAGGGAGGAGGCGGCGCCTCCTCTTTAGCCCTGCTTTTTCTCCGGCACGGGGATGGGTGCCCTGGGGGCGGTGGCGGTCACCGTGGGCGCGTACCCTGCCAACCCACCAACCCCGACTGGTTGAGCAGCAGATGCAGTGGGTACGCTGCATCGTGATAGTCGACAACGAGCCCCACGCTCACAGGACGCAGGCCTCCCTGTCACCGTTGGGATGGACGCTGGGGCAGTTCTTGAGCCTCGCCTTCAAGTCGGCGACCTCCTCTCGAAGGTCGTTGACCTCCTTACGGGAGTCCTCATTCTGCTGCTGCAGTTCACCGAACTTGGTGACCACGACGTCCATCAGGTCCTCGATACGCTTAGCGATACTCGACAGCGTGATGGGGACCTCTCCTGGAAGTGGAGCGTGGGGTGTTGAGTCTTCATCCGACATGATTGTCTCTCCTCCGCCCCCTGTACTACTCAGCTGTGGCTACGTGACTCAGCTACCTCCCTGCCGTAGGCAATCAGACGCTGCGTCTCCTCTGGGTTGAAGTCCAGAGAGCCCAAGGGGCCAGATGAGAGCGGTCGGTCTGGTGCGTAGACAGCCAGCTCAATCATCCGGTGGTGGACATCCCGGCCTTCCGCTACATCCTGGTTGACCTGCATGGCCCGACGAACGTCGGCGACCATGGCGGTGTGCATGAGCAGGGCGACGGAGCGCATCACAATCGTGAGCGCACTCACCCGTGTCCCGTTACCACTGTCCTGGTCACGCCAAGGATGAGCGCTGAGGGGGTCGGTGATGACCACGTCGATTTTGGTACAGCCGGCGTCAATCGCTCCCTTGAGCGGGGTGGCGCTTACTACCCCACCGTCACCGCACATCCCCTCCGGCAGCTCAACAGGGTTGAGTCCGCCGGGGTACGAGCTCGAGGCAGCGACGTACTGCCAGAGCGGGGTGCTCTTCTCGGTGGCCTCGAAGTACTCCCCGGTACCGTACTGGACGATGCCCAAACGGAGCTGACGCCCGGAGTTACGTACCGCTCCTTCGTTTAGCTCCCTGCGCAGGAGGCGGTGAAGAGGGGACGCGTTGAAGAAGCTACTCTTCCAGATGCCCGAGGCTGGCCCTAGCAGCCAATGCTTCCACACCCCCCGGGTGTCCAGCTGCCCCCACAGCCTCTTGAGCCCCTCCACCCCCTCCACTGTGGCCGATGCAGGAAAGGCGGCCAGGTAGGAGGTGTTGATGGCCCCCACGCTCGTCCCCGCCAGGAACTCCCACCGAGCTCCCCGGGCTGCGAGAACGTCAAGGACGCCCACCTGAAAAGCGCCCTTACGTCCACCGCCACTCAAGACCAAACCGTGCATGTAGCCCTCAACGATTGTCCACGACAGCATCCACCTGTGCCTGCGTCGTGCAGGCGCGAACCGCCTCTTTGAGCACTGTACCAGTATCCCGCCAGTAACGCACAGTGCCGATGGCGGTCAGGTAGAACATGGTGAGGGTGGCCACTACTTCACCGAGTTGACGAGGACAGCTCCAACCGTGACCAGGGCTGAGGTGCCGACCACTCCCAGCACTAGCCCGAAGGTTCGGGTCTCGTACCAGGGAGAGCCCTTCGAGAGCTCCCCCCGCAGCTTGGCGTTCTCCTCCTCCAGCCGCTTCACCCGCTGCTGTAGGTCCGTCCTCACCTCCACGTTGGCCGACCTCTCCAGCGCGAGCACCCCGGTGTGGTAAACGCGTTCAGCATCACGCGTCTGTTCCCAGCTCCGGTAGCAGAGCTCGGCCTGCAGCCGCGCCTGCTCGATGTAGTTGCCCCAGCGCAGCGCGGTGGGGGGGTCGAAGAGCATCCCCGTAAAGGGCGCCTGCTGCCCCTTCTGGATAGCAGCAATGACGTCCTCTCCGGGTGGGATGGGCTCGAGCCTGAACTCGGGGACATCCGGCAGTTGCGGAGGCACCTCTTGTGCCCAGACGGCCGGGGACAGGAGAAGGAGGGTAGCCGCAGCGAGGTACCTCATCACCAGTCCTTTCCACTACGGTCCTTGGGTGCCGACGCTACCACAGCTGATGCGTCGTCAGGGCTGAGGTCTTCCCACGACAGTTGTTCCTTCCCCCAACCACCACGGAGCTTGTCCTCCAGCTGACCTACCTGCTGCTTGAGCCTCTGGAGCTTCTTCTCGTCGAGCAAGCCTTGACGTGCCCGCTGATTCTCCAGCTCATTGAGCGCGATGGTACGGAGGTACTTACCCTGGTAGGCGCTGGCCAAGCCCTGAGTGGCCCCAGTGGCAGCCCCCCACAGCAGGTGAGGGGCTGCCACTCTCGCGACCGCAGCCACCCGCTTACCCACCGGCGTATCCAGCGGGAGCATGTTCTGCACAGCGTTGCCCTCGGCGAATGCTGTCGGTATCCCCGCCCCCAGAGCGATAGACAGCCCCGACTGCAGCGGGTGCTCCAGCTGCACGTTGGGGTGCTCGAACGTCCCCGGTCCAATCTTCGTCTCCAGGCCGTGCCCCCAATCGAGCTTCATGGCCTTCTCTCGCAGCGCGTTCTCCAACTTGGGGTCATTCATCGCCTTCCGAGCCAAGACCTTACCGGAGCGGACTAACTCCTTCAGCTCGGCGTTAGCGATGATAGAACCTACCCCCGCCCCTGCAGCTCCTCCTATCGCTGCCCCCAGCAACCGACCATGAGGAGAGGGTGACAGCCCTCCTATGAGTCTGCCTGCACCCCCCCACGCCATCGCGATAGGCAACGTGCTCTTGGCATGAGTAGCTAGCTGAGGCTTCCAACTCCGCATCAACTCCTGCGTGGAAGCTGAGGTAGCCCCGCCGCTATCCGACGCCGCGGCGCCCGTCTTAGCCTGATGTGTAGGCAGCAGGTCCCGGAACGACGAAATCAGCCGCTCCTTGTCGTTACTGAGCTGGTACAGATACTCATCTACCGCCTTGTCGGGGTCACGACCCAACCAGGTCTTCCCCAGCTGTGCTCCCAACCCCTCAGGTCGGGTAGCCAAGTAGCGTTGAACCAGGAGCTTGCGCTCCTCCGGTGGCAGGTGCTCGTGGCTCTTGTACCTCGCCCCACGCCCCTCCACCTGCTTGAGCTTCTCCAGGTTCCAGTGGGGCTCCAGCACCTGCATCAACCGGGTGCCCTGAAGGTCCAAGCCCTCACCACCAGCTGACGAGAGTAGAAGAGTGCGAACCTTACCCGTGTTGTAGTCCTTCACCAGCTGGTTGCGCGCCTTCATAGGCATCTCCCCGGTGAACTCCCCGTAGGGGATGCCGGCGGCTTGCAGCCGCTTCTTGTAGGGGTCTATGCCCGCCTCCAAGTACTGTGAGTAAACCACCGCCTTGGCCCGCTCATTCTCATCCAGTGTCTTCTTTAGGCTCTGGAAGGCAGCATCAATCTTCGCCTCCTCCGGCACCGCCTGGCCAGAGTGGAAGGGCGCGGTGGTATTGGACGCCTGCCTCGCCGCGCTGAGAAAGGCGTTGAGCTGCTTGGACTCCTGCTTGGTAGGGGGCAGCCCTCGCTTCACCTTGGCCGCCACCCACGCCGGAGCTTGGCCCATCAGGGCGTCGTACATCTTGAGCTGGGCGCGAGACATCGGCACTCGCACATCCTCGTAGCTCACCTCCGGGTAATGCTCAGTGGAGCCAGGGTGGTAGTCCACCCACTTCTCGAACGCGGACCGGAGCTCCGGCGCGTTCTTCTGGTAGAGCGTTGGCACCGTGCCCGGCTTGACCTTCTGTGCCTGACTACGCCAGATGTTGAGGAACTGCTGCCCCAACGGCACCTTCTGCTGCTGGTCGATGACGTACCGCCTCTCGAACTCCTTCTTGTCGTAGGGGAGCACAGGGGCATCAGCGGCGATGTCCACCAACCCCGCCAGGTCAACCGGGTGGTTGTAGAAGGGACTGCCGCTCAGGAGCATACGCTTCTGGCTGGTGTTGCCCTTCAGCATCTGGAAGGTAGCTGTAGACGGGTCGCGTGCTCGGTGTGCCTCATCGACGATGAGCAGGGGGGCGTCGGGCTTCAACCCCTTGACCGCCATGTTCTGCATGGATAGGAGCTCAGCCTTCTGCGACTTCCCAGCCAGGTGCTTGGCCCTCTCCTTCTCGTAGTTGCCTAGCAAGGAGGCAGGTGCCACTACCTGAGAAGGCAGCCCTAGCGCCTCCTGCGCTGCGATGGAGGTCAAGGTCTTACCTGACCCCAGGCCATGAATGACCACCAGTCCAGGCTGGTCCTCACGCTGCATCCGCTCCACAACCCGCTGCTGATGTGGCTGCAGCTCCGTCTTGACGACCCCCTCCTTCAGAAGCTCGTGCAGCATGGCTCGGTAGCCCGCTACCTTCAGATGCTGCTCCGGATTCTTCCCCAGCATCGCGTGCATCATCTCTATCCGCATCGTCATCATCCCAGCCAGCAGGGACTTCGGGATGTGGGCGCGGTAGGCCGCGATGGCTTCGTCACGGTTGTCGAAGCCCAGGAAGACCTTGTACTCATCAAAGCTGCCGTCGGGCTTCCGCTGCACCGCCCAGAACGCGTGCTTTGAGTTCTTCTTCGGGCCCAAGAAGACGTCGAGACCGTCGTTGTCCCCACCCAGAGTCCGAGGGATGTGCCCGTAGTCGTACTTGTACCGACGGCTCCAATGCTTCCCCTTGGCGTCCACCCCCAGCATGATGAACCCGCGCGGACGCTCCACCTGAACGGGAAGGCCCTGGAAGTCCACTTTGAACTTCACGGTATCGGTGCCGGCCGGTTCACCCTTGTAGATACCCCTCGTTGTCGCCATAGCTACCTTCGTCGTCTTCAGGGGGGTCTTGCCGTCGTCGCCGTTGGGGTCGCCGAGAAGACCGGCGCTCTCTTCCCGCTTCAACGAAGCGGCGTGCGCCCTGCTGAAGCCCTCATCCTTACTGCCTGCCCGAGCCTGAATGTCCCGCTCAAGCGACGGGAAGGACACCGACCGCTCCGATGCCACCTTCGTCTCCGCCACCAACTTGGTGGAGGGGGAGCTCGCAAAGTCTACAGGCCGTACAGAAGAGACGCTCTTCCTGCCGAATCGCTTTCCGGGGTAGGCCGCAGCGATGAGCGAGGAGCAGATGAACTCGTCCCGGTTTCTAGCGGCCTCCCGCTCCTTCGGGGTCTCCTCCGACACCAACGCCGACGGAACCAACGCAGCCAGCAGCCCCTCGGAGGCGTACCCCCTGCCCAACGACTTCCGCATGAAGCTCACGGCATCCTGCTTGACCTCCCCCGGAGCACGCACACGGTACGCCCGGTAGTCGTACATGTCGTGGAACTTCTTCAGCGGCAGGGATACCGTACCCTCCCCCACCCGAGAGTGAACGACCCTTCCATCCCCCACGTACATCGCGGAGTGGTAGTACGGTGTGCCCTGCGCAGCCTCTAGCGCCCCGGCGAACAATCGCTTCCCTAACGTACTACGGTCCTTCGCACGGGTTAGGAGAATGTCCCCGGGCTCCAGCGTCCGCTTCGCCGCCACGGCGCTGCTGAGGCCCTGCACACTACCGGCCTTGGCGAAGGGCTCACGCATCTTCACCCGCTTCGCCACCGCTGGTGTGACGTCCTCAACTACATGGCGAAGGAACCCACCCAAGCTGTCGGGGGCCTCTCCATCCTGATGCACCAAGTACACTGGCCCCTGCTGATGCGCGTGCAGGGGTCCCGACCTCCAGCTGGTGGTACCGATGCGCTCACCTGGCAGTGGGATGGCCAGTCGAGTAGGCGAGAAGCCCAACGACTCCAGGTTCAGGTCGCGCACCGCTACCTGCGGGTGAGACCATTCATCAGGACTGGTGGCGATAGCCGCCTGAAGGCGCGCCCTAGCCTGCTCTGCGTCAGCAGGCAGACGCCTGACTATGGGAATGTCCCTGGAGAGCTGGCCCCCGGCAATCCTACGGTATTTCTGGTCCGGCACCGCACCAGCCTACCAGACAAGGGGCCGGAATGGGACTCAGCCTCGCGCTCGGGAGCCGACCTGTAGCAGGTAGGAGCGCAGGGCGTCGGGGTCTTCCAGGAGCTCCTCAGCTGCAGCCCGCTGCTCCTCGGTGAGCTTGTTGAGCTCCTCCCGATGCTCCTGCACCACAGCCCCCGTACGCTCCACCAGCTGGCGGTCGAGCTCCCCCACCGCCGCCTGCCTCCGCTCCTCTACCTTGCGCTCGAAGTCACGGGCGGCGTCGGACTCCCGTCGCTCGTCGACAACCACCACCTTCCCCCGGTCCCGGCCGAAGAGGAAGGCGAGGAGGGCGACCGGGAAGAGAAGAACCCACATCCAGTTCTTCTTCAACCACGGCCACCCCTTGGTGAGCCACCACAGCCAGAAGGGGGACACCTCACTCCTTGGGGAGGTTGGAAGGCGTCTTGTCGGCATCATCCACCGACACCCCGAACAACCCCGGTAGGGACTTCTTGACACCCTTGTAGATACCAGCGCTGACCGTAGCGATGAGCATGGAGAAGAAGAACCGCCCGGTGTAGCTGTCGAGGTCGCCATAGATGAACGGGACCTTCAGGATGGCGATGAGCGAACCCACGAGGTAGGGCAGCAGGTAGAGCAGTAGCTCGTTGTACCAGGCGGACAGCCTGCTCGAGTAGATGGTCACCTTCGTGGTGCTGGTCCTGCGCTCGTCCTTCACGAGCTCTGGCAGCGCCAGCTCTACAACCTTCCGTGACAAGGTGGAGATGACGACAATCACCACCGCCAGTGCAGCGACACCAAGAAGAGTGAAGTTTTCGAGCAGGTTGTCCATGACTCCTCCTATGTACCAATCAAGAAGCTGCTGGTCGGCAGGTTACCTGATACGAGCAGTGACTTCACCCCAGCGCTTCTAAACGACAGAATGCGACGGTTGTGGATTGGCTGCAGCCCTGCGGACACTCCGAACGGACCGCGGATAGGAGAAAACGGCTCTGTGAAGAAGCTGGCTC